CTGTCAGAATTTCCACCGCTTCAGCCGAGGCAATGCCGCTATCCGCGTAAGCTCTCACTTGGCTAATAATTTGTGCTTTATTTTCGCCGACCGTGGCGCTGAGTTGGCGTAGTGATTCGGTGGTGGCACTGTCATTATCAACCACGGCTTTAGCGAATTTGGTAATGCTCGCAGTGTTGGCCGATGTCTGTGCATTCAAGGTTACGGTGGCCTGTGCATACGCACTTTGCGCATCGGAAAAGGCTTTAATCTGATTGGTAATATCGGCCGTATTTTGGCCCACGGCGTTTTTCAGTAGCTGCGTGGCTTCGGTGTACGCGGTTTGACTATCGGTAAACGCTTTAATTTGGTTGGTGATCGCTGCGGCATTTGCGCCGGCCTGTGCACTGAGCACACGAATGGATTCACCGGTGGCGGAATCTAGGTCTGAGACTGACGTGCTTATCTCACTGACTAAGGCATTATTCTCATTGACTGCGGTAAACAATAAATCAGTCTGTGTCGCTAAGGCATAGTTTTCTTCGACCTTGGTATCAAGCTTGGCAATCGCCAGCGATAAAGAGACGCCACTAAAATCCAGATTACGGATTTCAGCATCTTGCGTCACCAAAGCCTCTAATAACGCTTCAGCGGTTTGTTCATTTTGAACTAAGGCACTGCCCACTGAAATGGTATGACTATCGTTGCCATTTAACGCTTCAAGCGCCACGACGGCCGCATCTTTGGCTTCATCCAAGGCGGCTTCCGCATCGATGATCGCTTGATCGGCAATTGCTCTGGCTTCGTCTGCACTTTGTGCGGCCGCTTGCGCACTTGCCACGGCTGCACTGGCGGCTGAACTGGCGGCACTCGCGGTTGAATTGGCGGCATTTGCTGCGTCCGAGATCGACGGGATGAGTGAAATGGGTGTGCGTAAGTGCTGCGCTAATTCATTGTTCGAGATTAAGCCGGCGAGAATATCGGCCACGGCTTGCGGGTCTTGTGAGGTATTGCCTTCGGTGCCGGTAATATCATTGTAGGGGCCAAAAAAATTGGCATTCGACACAAAACGAATCCAATAAAAATAGGTCGAACCCGTGGCCACTTGATCGGCATAAAAACGGGTTTGACTGGTTCCGATTAATTTTTTAGTGGTAAAGTCATCCGTTTCACTGCGGTACACTTCAGTAAAACTATGCCCTCCTTGGGTCGAAGGTGTCCATTTCACCGCAATCAAATTAAACGCGCCCACCGCTTCAAGATTCAGCGGTTTAGGTGGAATTTCTAAATCAACCCAACCCCCGACAAAGCCTGTGCCTCCATCCACGGGAGTGCTACTAAGAGGGCTACCAACGACGGGCATAATGGTAATCATGTTGCTGTCGGCTAAATCACGTATCGTCACCGCACGATCAACTTCATGACCCCGACGCCCCAAACGGATTTCCAGTGCTTCTTTCAGTTGTGCCACGACACTGGGCAAATTCTGCGCATTGGGTGGGGGAATCGCCGGTACTTTGGTGGCACGCTGCTTCAATTCTTTAAACAGGTTCTTGATTAAAGGCATTAAATAACTTCTCTTAGTGATTCGCCTATGGATACGGAGTCAATAATCTCGTTGCTCACCACTTCCACTGACCAAGATCGCGATAAGAAACCGGCCGGTAAGGGGGTGGGTTCTTCTGAGAGCACGGCTTGTGTATTCATGCCCTCATCCCCATACACATTCACGGTCACAGGATAGCCACTGGCTTGAACCCGCAACCAGCCCATATTGATCGGCCGCGATGAGACAAACTCTTTCGAGCGCCATGTGGCCACGAGGCTGTTGGCATGACTATCAAACAAATACAGGTTGTTATCTTCACCGATTAAATACAGCGAATCGGTTTTAAGGTCGGCATACCCCCCGACCGCATAGAAAGACAGCCACATTAAGGCGTTCTTGCCACCACGCGGATCAAAGATAAAGCCTCGCTTATCAATGCCATTATCATAAAAGCCAAAGTAACGACCGTCATAATGAAAGGCGTGGATACTTTCAGGGTTCAAGGCTTGCCACTGCTCACGGGTAATCAAACGATCTGTAATCAATTCGGCTTGCGTGCCGGCGGCTGAAACTAAACCATCGGGTGAGGCATATAAGGCATAAATCCCCATATCGACCATCGAGCGCTTACTGACACATGCTTGCTTAACATCTATTTCAATGAGATTAATGGACGTCGGATCATAACCAATTGCGGCGTACGGTTTACCCGTGGTGCCAACCACCAAGCCGGCTGAGGTATTGGCGATCGCCACCACTTTGCTGGTAATTGAAAACCGGTAGGCATAGGGCCATGCATAGGGAATGTAGGGTTCGCAAAACGCGAGGGTATTGCCAAAGAACCCGACCATACCCCCATTGGGTAGTGCGGTTAGTCCAACCATTGGCCCCTGCGGGTATTTGCTTAAGTCATCATCGGCTGGCCCTAACCAGCCTTCAGTCGGCATGATCTCACCCAAGACATCATCGCCAACGGTATCGACAAACGTGGTATTACCGATCGGGGTTTGTGCGACTAACTGAAACTCTGAATTCGCATTGCCGGCGGCGGTGCGATAGATACGTTTTAAAGAACCGGAGCCGAAATTAAAGTCACCGGTGGGCGGTGCCGGTAGCGTTAGGGTCACTTCTTGATCGCCTTCCACGGTGATTAGATCCGTCGGTGTGGCTGGCGGCCCCTCTTCCCCAAAGGCATTGACAAAGGTATAGGTATACAGTGTTTCGCGTAAAATCTCGCCATTGCCGGTGTTGAGCACTTCAAAACTCAGTGACTCCGGAGCCGGAATACCAAGTCGATAACTGACATCCGGCATCGCTCCGACGCCGATCGCAAGATCTTGTTTGGTCATTTTGGGATAGCCATCACCGGTAAAATACACGGTATTATCGGTATCGCCGGCAATTTGTGAGCGCACGATATCGACATCTTTATCCCAGCTAAACCAATGATCATCCCGATATAAAAACGTACTGATGGCATTACTCGTTGGTAAGGCTTGAACTAAGGTGTTGTCTTTCCAAGGGGTAATTTGACCACTATCAAACTTACAATCAATGGCGCTGTCTGCCATGTCTTCCGGTAATAAACGACGGGATAATTTAGGGATTTCACCATTGAAGGTGCGAATATGGTACGCGGTCATAAAAATCTCAGAGTTGGTTTAATTCAGCGAGGCCATTATCTTTCGCAGTCAAAATCGCCGGTGTATCGATGGCGAGATTAATGAGGTGTTTGCAGCCTAAACACGCCGCTTCAATGTTTGAATCCAGCTCAATCCATGCCGTGAGTGTCGCCTCAATCACAGCGGTCATTTCTAAAAAAGTGCGCGACGTGCGTGCCGCTTCCTTTTCCATATACGGGTAAGTACCCACCGCAAAAGAACTGGGTCGAGCATCGCTTATCCAGCGTTTCAGCTCCTCGGCTTTATTGGTGTAGGTTGAGGCTTTGTTCTGAGAGCGATAACGATCGCGGGTAAAGGTCGCTTGTTGATCGACTGCGAATAGTGCCTGGTCTTTTGCCAACACCATCGCGTCTGCATTTTTAGTATCAATCTCATCTTGCGTCATGTCACGTAGTACACCGGCCTCGACTGTTTTTAGTGAGATATCAACGGTGTCGGCAACTTCAACAAAGGGTCTAGTTTCAACGTAGGCATTGTCCTCATTGTCACGGAATGACTCCCATTCAAACGTAGGCCCGTCTTGATTTAAAAAAATTCGTTTCATCTGCTTATTCCCACTTATAGATCTTTGTGATGTTTGAAAGTGAACTACTGACTTGCCCGTGACTTCGTATCACGACATTAAATTGACCCACTTGACTTCGGCGCACATGATGCATCGCAATGCCGTTGTCATACATCGTGCCCCCTTGTTGCACGATGCCTTCGATCACATTGATGGTGTTTCCGATATCTTGGTCAGTCACCACACGAAAAGTTCCTTCGCCCCATGTGTTTTGAACCAACGTCGCGCTTCCGGAGAACTTTTCTACCCATGTATCGAGGATTGAATTTGCGGAGGCTTCGGCCGCATCGGCTGAGAGCGTCGCCGCATTCGCTTTATCGGTGGCTGTATTCGCTGACTGAACAATACTGGCTTCGGCTGCAGCGGCATTTTGCTCGCTGGTTGCGGCATTGGTTTCGCTGACACCGGCTGCATTTTTAAAGGCTTCACAATTGGCACGCTGAAGCCCCGCATCCGTGGCGCTATCGGCGGCATTTCCCTCGCTTACGAGCGCTGCATCTTTCGCAATCACCGCATCGGCACGATGAGTATTCGCTGCAATTTTATGATTATCAGCGCTATCAACAGCGGCATCGGCATTATTTTTTGATTGCTCGGCGAGTCCTGCATAGGTAATCGCTTCTGATTCGCTGGCAGCCGCACTGTCTTTTAAAATGACAATGGCAGCCAAATCGGCAGTGGTTTGATTGGCGCTTTGGGTCGCACTATTGGCGCTGGCTAAGGCTTCGTCAGCCGACGTGCTTGCCGCAGCATTCAGCACGTTAAAATCAGCCGCAGCGATCGTGTCATAATCAAGGGCTAATTGTTGTGGTGTTAATACCACATGGTCTTGGCCTCCTGAGTCGGTAATTGTCACGGAGCCTAGACTGCCTAACCAATTAATCATTTGGTCTTCACGCACATTCCAGCGACCGACCAATGCCGCTAGTTGCAGTGCTAACTCAGAGTTTGAAACAGAACTAGGTAGAGGAATGGTGGCATAAAGCAGAGCCGCCCCTGTCACACCGGTAAATTCCGATTGTAGGGTTAACTCTGTATTGGTGCCGACGCTGAGTACTTCATACACTTTCCCATCTACAGCCGCGATAAACATATCACCGGCTTTGGCATTGCTTAACCACGCTGTGCCATCCCCCACCGCAATCGCACTACCATTGGTCAGCGTGACGGTGCCAGTGCGATACCATGTAATTGACATAAAACGAACTCCTTAAAACATACGAACGGGTTGAACAACGGACTGGGCATTGGTATTGCCGGTCATCACACTAATTTTGGCATCGGCCCATCCTTGCCTGAAGACGTTGTAATGGAAATTCGCCATGGCATAATCTGTCCAAGGTTTGTTGGCGATTGAGCCTAGTTTGTATAAAGCACCGGCCACTAATTGGTCGAACCATTGCTCGGCAAAATCGGAATCAATGAAATCGCCATCACGGGCTATTTTCACCACCGCATTCACTTTGACGGGTAAAACGCTGGTCGGGGTATCATGCAAGCGAATCATGCGTCGCTTAGGCAGCGAATAAGCAGCGGTCACACCGGCTGAAATACGTTCACGTCGGGGATCGGATAAGGGGGATAGTTCAAGATCCCCCAAGTCACAGGTTTTGATTGAAATAATATCAATGCCCACGACATTCAACGCGTAATCACTTTCGCCGGCCACGGTATTGAAGGCTGATAACTCTTCCGTCCACACCCATGAGCGTTCACAAAATTCGCGAATAGACCAGCGCAGCATTTCTTTAATGAGGGTTTTAGGGGCATCAATATTTTGTTGAACACCTGAAATGAGCGATTTGATATTAAAATCAAAGTCCGCCATGACAGTAACCGTGTAGATTTCCATTGCTTGCCCTATGTTATTGGTAACTGTCACTGTGCGTGTATAAATACCCGCTACGCTGGTATCAACGACATCCCCCGTCCAGACAATCGCTAACGACCCTAAATCATCGCTCGCTGTCCAAATGGGGTCGGTGTATTCACCATTGAATTCGATTGTTTTACTGAGTCCCCCAACGGTATCAATGACAGGGATTGTGGTTGCAATAACCAACTCACTACCCGCATGAGCAGTGGGGGTCTGCCCTTCTGCAATGATTCCCCCTGTGATGGGTCGTGCCGTCACTTGGCCATCCAACTCAGAAAACAAGTCTAACGATGACGTGATACTGGTTTCAGTGGCTGGACTGAGTGAAAAGTTAACATCCCCGACGACATAGACCAGCGTTTCAACGGCTGGCACTCCAATCTGATAATTGTCAGCGGCTGTTACGAGTGCATAGTCGAATGTTTGAGATTCAGTGAGCGATCCTCCCCCGACAACCGTTATTAGCCCGTCACTCGACAATGAACACGCATTACCAGAAGGCTGTACCGAAGGCGTATACGGAATTTGATCCCCTGTTAATAATCCGTCGTAACCGGTGTAGGCTGGATTGTTAAGGAAAGAATCAGGATGAAGGTCGGCATAATCTACTGCCAACGTCACTACCGCACCAAGGGCGGGTAGAAACGGAGCCGAAAATGCTGGGCTCGTTAATGTTGTCATGGTGTTGTGTTCCCGCTACTGAGTATGCCGAACGATGTATTTAAGAGTTGAGCTTTTAGCTCCCTCCCTGTCATCAATGGTGACCGTTGAGATGGTGTAATAATGCGTGCCCCGTATCGCATTAATATCGACTGTTTTCGTATCGAACGAGACCGTCATGATTAAGGTGTCGCGATCGTAGATGCGATATTCTTTGATTTCATTTAATGCCAACGCTGAGCCGTCTTCTCTTTGTGTCGGGTAGTCCCACGATAGCCTGACGGAATGAATGGACTTTGGGGTATTAATGCTGTCACTAAGGTAATCACTGACCCAATGAATGCCTTCTTTTCGGGTCGCAGATGAGCCACTAACGCCGTTGATTTTAGAAAGCCCAGAAAGGGGTAACAGCATCGCTAAAAGCAGTATTAGAACTTTATTCATAATATTTCCGGTGGGGCTGCTTGGTTTTAAATCACATCTGTCACTTCTAGAATCACATCATGATTTACACCAAGCTCTAAGCCGTCTACCGGTTCTATGGCGGTGAATGTCGTAGCACTGGTCACAATCACACTGGTCAGCGCAATACCGCCACGGGTGACCGCGACAAGCGCTTGCGTGGTGAGATCTACGGCTCCATTTGTGGTGAAGGTTGTGACGCCCCCTGCAACATTTCCGACAGCACTAACCAGCTCTAAACCGGATAAGAGAATCAGGTCACCTGAAATACTGGTTTCAGTCGCCGTCGCAAAAGTCATGACAACATCGAGAGAGCCCCCGATAGATATTGTTTGTATCGTGCTATCACCATCAATTCCATCGGCATCAACTGAGGTGACAGTCAGTGCGTGCAAGCCTGCTTGAAGTGTCATTATAGTTGCCTGATTTCATACTCTAGGGTTGCAGAAATTACCGTACCACCAATGGCAATTGTTCTTGCGGTGATGCGGTTGGTTTTGTAGAGAATTCGTGTCCCGTCGTAAACAGCCAGCCAATAGTCAGCGACCCCGATATCCACATCCGCTAACACAGCGTCAGTAAACTTTTTCGGTGGAAAGATCAGCTTTCGACTATTTGCGTTATCACCTTGGACGAGCGTAATCTCACCGGATGCGTAAGCGTTTTCACTGACAATGCGCTTACCGCCTGACCCACTCGCATTTGAGCAATCATTTAACACAAGCGGTTCGGTTTGGGTGATACACGCATTCAGTGTGGTGCCTATGAGCGTCGCGAGTCCGTTATCAATAACATCTATATGAATTAAATCTGTCATGCTTTTGTCAGCCCTTCAATATCTTCAATTGCTAATTCTGGATCTAGGTATACGAGACGGTTTTTATTATCAAAAAAGTGAAACTTCTGCCTATCAACTTCCGAAACGCGTAAAACCCCTTTGGTGGAATTTTCGATCAACTTCTTTCTGAGCGCTTGCACCTCGGCGCGGGTGGTCATTCTTTGGTAACCTTCGAGCATGCACGCAAGTACGCCAGCGACTAGCGGTGTTGCCATGCTAGTGCCTGACGCCCCTCTGTAATTGCTGTTAGGCCACGCCGTCAACAATGCTTGACCAGGGGCATAAATATCGACACGTTCGCTTGAGCCTGTACCCCCGATATTGAACCGCATTAAATTGTCATCGATGCTAGAGCCACCCACGACGATCATGTCGTCGTCGCTATCAGTAAACGCTCTGGGCAGTGTCACAAAGTCTTCAAAATTATTACCCCCAGAATGACAGCTTATTAAGCCAGCATCGGCCAAAAGTCTAAACGCCGCCATGGATGAAGCTTGGGTGGCTGCTTTTACTCCAATGGAAAAGCTGACAACGGCAGGTTTACCCTGTGCAATGTAGTGAGCAATAATCGCGTCAATTTTGGGGATCATTTGCCCTTTGTGACTATCAATAAGGGGGGCATCTTCAAAGTACAGCGTTGCACCGGTCGCCATCCCGCATCGTTTACCAATAGTATTAGACGAGGTTAATAAGCCGTGATTGCCCGAATCAGGAAAATCCCAGATAAACGGGTTGCCGTCTAAGCCAAATGCACGCCCTTCAAAATCAGGATGCGAGGTGTCCATACCAAGATCCACGATATAAATATTAACGCCCACCCCTGTTCGGGTTGCTCGTTTGAATGACGGTTGACTGTTATAAGGTGCACGGGTTCTGCTAAAGGGGTTCTTCCGTCTACACATTCGAGCCAGTGCCCACGAGTCCCCCCGTTCAGCCGAGCCCACATCGGTATAATCTCTGCGTCGAGAACGACAATCTGGCAAGGGTGTATCTGTGTAATCAAATGAAGTTGGCTGGCTTTCCCCCTCATCACCATCATCGATACTTTCAATTAAGGGACTCTCTTTAAATTTAAAGGTATTTAGCGGTGTATTGACGCTAAACATGGTCGGGAGGTTCTTAAAGTCGGTATACGTGTAGCCTTCATCGTCAAGCAGTTTGGTAAATGCGGGTTCATCGTCTGCGCTTTTTAAAACGACGTATATCATTACGCACCTCGCTCAAGTACTTTGATCCAATAGCGGCTCGTCGGAACATTCATATACATGGTCGTATTGGGATTAATCTCGATATAATCACCGCCAACAACCGCAATAGGAGGCGACACTAACGTCGCCGCTTGGGTAATTTGAGTGGTCACAATGGCTTCCGCGTCACCATTTTTTGTGATCTTAATTAAGCTGGGAGTCACTAAGGTATCTGCGACGGGAATGTCAATGGTTACCCCCACTTCGACTAACGTGACACCGGCTGGAATGGTAAATCTAGAGGGGAAACCGGCTGAGAAAAAACCTTCGGTATCGATAACAACTTCTTTCCATTCAAAGGTTCCACCAAAAGAGGGCTCTCTTCCGTCCTCTAAGCTATCGCCGAACTTCACGATTGCGTGGGATATGGCTGGTTGGGAAACTTCCGCCACGGTGGCTTGAATGATCAATTCTGCTAGTTTTTGTATCGAACCCGCATATCCCTGTCCTCCTGACCAGAAGAACATTAGGTCGCCCATGCTCATTACATAATTCGGGTTCGCTGCTTTTGAATCATCTAAGTCTATCTTTGTTGGCATGCTAATCAATCCTGCTAAAAAGTAATGTATCGCCATTAGAATTTGCAATAAGTTCTATTGGTTCTAACTCGTCTGAGCCTATTTCTAACTCTTCACCTATGGTGAGTGTCCATTCATAGAGGTCGGTAAACTCATTCCAAAAAATCACTTGGGAATCTATAAAATAATCTTTGTTAAAAAAGTTCACTCTAACGCTGGTATTCGGCTGGTTCACGGTGCCTGTAAACACCGCAATTTCATTCACCTCGTCGACGGTGGCGGACGTAATTAAAACCTCAATAAAGGTTAATTCGGTATCTGCTTGCGCGACGGGCAATACCACATGATGCGTTGAGTGGATCGTTGCAAAATATTGTTTCTCTGACCATTCGCTAACATTACCGCCACTTTTCCCGCGTACTTGAAAAAAGTGTTCGGTTCCTTCCGTTAATCCTTGCGCGACAAATGAGGGAGATAACAGGGGGTTGAGTTTGTCTGTTTCTGTCAGTATGCCGGTTGTAAGATCTGTTATTTCTAGATCCCACGACGTCGCCGCGACTAGCGGAAGTGCTTCGGCGGTTTCCAAAACCATGTCTTGAGTGGTTGAAGTTTCCGTGGCGGGTGTAAAGCTGAAATCAACATCGGCAGTTGATGCAGCGACGAGCGAAAGCGGTTCCGCGATGGAGGTTTCAGTTGCGCTCGTGAAATCCATGTACACATGCTGGACGGCTGTCGTTGAGAAGGCAGTCTTTGCAGACCATTCACTCTCTTCTATTCCATCGGTGTCGGCTTTAACCTGAAATTCATAATCAGTGCCACCAACAAGCCCTTCTAGCGTGTAAGGGCTCGACGCAATCCCTGTGATCGTTGTTGCTGCTTGGCCCACTTCGTTGTAGCGAATTGAATAAGACGTGGCGGCAAGGGCGGTATTCACATGAATATCACGCTTAGCAAAACTCGTTCGGCCATCACTATCCGTCACGGTATAGGTTTTGGTGTAGATGCCTTTGGTGGCCGTATCAACGGTGCCTGTGATGACGATCGAACCGGAAATATCGCCATCATCGTCATCAAACGCGGTTGCGTTTAGTTCAACGTAAGCGTCACCGGTGATGATGAGTTGAGGATTACTGCCCACCAATGTCACAACAGGGTCTGAGCCAAAGATCAGATCGTTTGTTACTGAAGTTTCAATGGCACTCGCAAAAGAAAAAGATACATCGCCTTGGACGGTGACAAACTCAACAGGATCAGACCAATCGGTCGTAAATGTTACCCCTGAAGACAGATCAACAGCACGCACCCTAAAATTGTACGTTGCGCCTAACACCAAGCTTTCAGCCGTATAGGGGCTTGTCACCCCTACCGCAATCGTTTCCGCAAACCCTGTTCGGGTTAAACCAACATCATAGGAAATCGCCATACTACACCCAACTCAAATCGGCTTGATTCGCTTGAATATTCGTGACTGGCGAAGGAACTGGCGTTATAACAGTCTGAGCTGGCTGAGGGTAAGGTGCTGCTTCCCCGTCTGTACCCACGCCAATATGGCTATACCAGAATTGGCTCACCTCACTTGTCCAATCGTTCGAGTCGATACCAACTAAGGTGCCTGATTGATCACTTGAGCTGCCCGTTTGAACTACTTGACTGCTCCCTGCTTCGGCTGCTTCCAGCCCATCCATTTCGGCTGTCCACATTGATACCGTATAGTTGGTGCCGGTTTGCTCTGTGATTCGTAATGCGGCCGGTTTACCTATTAAACCATCCGTCGTCGCGGGAGTTGTATGGCCAGCATTGTTATAGCCAAAGCCTGAAAATACGCCCGTATCTTTATTAACCAGCGTGACTGCTGTTGGCCCAAAAATACTAGCCGCATCATGTACCGAAGCACAGAAGCCCATCGCAACAGCCCCCAACTCCGCACCCGTAAAGTTGGTTAGCAGTAGTATTTCGCAGTCCCCTGATGAGGCGTCAAAATACATCCCGCCATGCGTTCGTTTATAAGTCGGGGCTCCTAAATTATTGGTCGCTGGCCCTGCTGTTTGCTGCCAGTATTTTCGCCCTGTTGCCAAATATTCGATGACGGTAAATTCGCTAACAGGACTACCCGCCCCTGTCCATCCTAATGAGGATAATAAGGTGCCAACGGGGTAGGAATCGGCTGGAAAGGAATGCTGACCCATAATTTACTCCTTATGCAGTCGCGGTAAAATAAGTGCCAGCGTTGAGATTTAGGTTATTGCCATTGGTTAGCGCGTTGGTCGTGTGATACGTCAACAACTCCAAGTTCGCATCCACGGCGACATCGGCGACATCGGCGACATAACACACGATGCCTCGAATGACGGTCTCGTCTGTGGTGCCCCCTGCTGAGGTGTACGTCACGGCTGGCACATTTACGTAATGAGAGTTGGCGGTATTATCAATAACAGAACTCGCAATTTCAGCGTCGGTTAATACCTTGCGCGAGTAGTTGTCGAAAACACATTCGGTATTTGCCGCAAGCAAAGCCGTAAGTGTTGAATAATCCTCCATCACCGCATCTGACACGGCCGCCGATAGCAGAATTAAAACTATTCCCGAAGTCGCAGGGTCATTGTTTTTGACGCGATTATGCATCGCAGGCACAATGCCTTTGGCGCGATTAAAAGTACCCATAATAAATTCCTGTATAAAAGTGAGTGTTTAAGCGTTGTTAGGGGTTAGGGTGAAGATGCCGGTGGCTGGCCACTGGACGACGAAGAATTGGGTATCTAAGGCGGTTAAATCAGCGGCCGGTTCAACGAGCAAGACGACGCCAATGAGACATTTGCCTGCCGAAGTGTCTGAATACAACACT